TTCCAGACATAGTGCGGCAACCAGCCTACAGAATGCGTCTTCATCGGTTGCAATTATCGTTGTAATTGTCCTGGGTATTGTAAAAGTAATTCTGAATGTGTCTGCCGCTGCCGGTGAATTATTAAGCAATCTGACCTGTTTCTTTGTAGTGTTTTGATAAATTTCATATGTATCGGGGTCAAGCAATGTTGCCGGTATATCCCCTATAGGATACTCGATACTTTTTATCTCACTGAAACCTTCTGACCACCCGGTCGGCAGATCATAATCATGCCCGCCGTTGCCTGTAACGTCTACCACGTCAGTGTCGGGGCGGTGTTTGCTGTATGTATTAAGCGCTTCGGCGATTTTTAGTTCATAATCATCCGGGTTGACAAGTTTGGCCGAATCATCTTTTACAATACCAACAACTTTGTTTAATAAGGTCAATAGATCGCTCATTAGTACATCCTTCTAACAGTCAATATGACTGTTGCATCAGTAATATGAGACCCGCCGGAAAGGGTGAAAACAATCGTTATAGCGGCTTCATCCGCGATATAGCTGTCGGAGATTGTGCCCTCGTACGTAACATTTGCCGATGGGCAGGCAATCGCTGCGCTCAGAATTGATGCCCCTGCTTCTTTAACATCAATGGTTGCAGATCCCGACACATCCCTCGCAGACGCAGACACGCCTATTACCCTCATTTTAAACGGTGTAGTCCATCTGACCGGCGTTGTTGTCGATGTGATCGTACCCATGATGGGCAGCACTATCACCTGAATGCCGGGGGCAGTTTCCGGATAATTTGACGTTGCTGCCCGCAAAGGCAAACCTGCCCCCATTATAATAAGGAGGGATATGAGCGCCACGCTTATTGTGGCGCTCATAAATTTAAAGCTATGTTTCATCTTACGGCTGCTCGTACAATTCTACTACATCCGTACCATTACAAACATAAAGGGACAATTTACCTGTGGCGATTGTGCCGCCTGCCTGCCCTGTCACTTTAAAGGTAAGGACCTGTCCAGAGTTGTTATAAACATAATATTGTTTGCCGGCCCTGCATGACGCAAGCAACGCATTTACAGCCTGATCTGCATTTGTAGCTGCAAGATATGTTGCCTCCGCTTCCAGTGCAGATATGGACCAGTCTGCATGAGCTGCCCCGTAATCGTGGCTGGCTGACCCGTTAGTTCCTGTTATACAGATTGTTCCGCTTGCATCCGGTAATGTAATTGTCCTGTCAGCGGTAGGATCGGTCGGTGTGATTGTTGTCTCGTGTGCGTCTGCGGTTGCACCTTCGAACACCAGGCCGTTTGATGCCCCGGTAACTGAGTTTGCAGCGTCAGGGGCATTGGTAGCCAGCGTTGACAATACAGGGGTTCCGCTTGCATCCGGTATTGTAATGGTTCTGTCCGCTGTGGGATCGGTAACTGCAATGGTGGTTTCAAAGTCATCAGCCGTTGCACCTTCGAATACCAGAGGAGACGCTCCGCTCAATACCCCGAGTGTCGTTAGTGCCGATGTATCGAGATAATTTTTGCAGTTAATAAGGTACTCGGTGGTACTAATGGCCGTTCCAACCTGCTGGTTCCATGTGGGCGCAGATTGTGTTATAGCGCCGGCAGTCTCGGACAGATATCCATTTTGACCTTCAGAGAGACCTGTCCAGCCGGACACGATACCGACAACAATTATCTCCACGGTCTGGCCCGACGTGCCGCCCTTACCGATAACGCCCACTGCAGGGCGTAGTGTCGCAGCGTCGGCATCTGCCTTATATGCATACCCATCCGCATCTTTAATGGCTACAACATGGCCTGTAGTCAACGTTTCACCAGCAGTCGCCGAAAAACGTACCCACTGCTGTTTAATCACATATGCGTTCACGTTCGCTGACAACAACATTATAATGACAGCCGCGATCCACATAATTATCAAGTTTGTCTTAATCTTTTTCATTACTACCTCCATTTTTTTATTTAGGGGTTTAAGGGTCCAAGAGGCCGATGGGCCAGTTGAACCACTTGAACCCTGTCTTTTTTTATACTACGCTCTTATCAAAGCCCCGGTAGTCATCAATTTCGACTTCCATCTCCTGGCGGATTTTGTACTGTATCTTGTCTGCGGCAAACATCTGCCCGACAAGAGGATTATCTGCCACGAAGAATTCAGGCTCTTCCTGACCGTTCATATAAGCCACTTCAAGCAGCTCGACATCTTGTCCATTAGCCACAAGACCCCAATCGTCAGTATCGGTTGTCAGCTTGTTGATAATAATCCGTTCGTGGTTGGCGCCAAATCTGCCGGCGTGAGGATTGCCCCCGGCCACTCCAGGCCACGGCGAATTGAGACCCTTTGCAACTTCGAGCCTTTCTCTTGGTACCCACATATAAAGCGCTTCAAGGGCGAGCTTTTTCCCCGAATCCTGTTCGGTCTGGTTGAACATCGCTGTGAGCCTGTTTGTAAGCGTTACGATACCTGTAGCGTCGTTGGTAAGCCCTACCGCGCCGAGATTGGCATGATCGTTGTGGAAAAGAGCTTTGCCATCCCCTTTGTATGTTGCATTGTTGATAATTTTGTTCCAGCAACGCTGCGCTTTGGTTCTTTTTGCGGCTCTGCCAAGCCGGGACGGTATTTTTTGCAGGCTTCTTAAATCATCGTTGAGAATAGTCTTTCTCGTGATTGTGACTATCCCGCCTTTCTGATTTAATGCGTAGCTCACCTCTTCGTCGGTGACATTCGTCAGTTCGGCATAGTCGGCGGCTTCAGGATCTACATCCGGCAGATCCCCATAATATCCGACCCTGATCGATTCCATTGTCTTAAAGTCAACTGCGCGACGGATATAACTGATCAATATCTGCTCGCCGAAATCAACAGCGTGGTAATCCTGCACAATTCTTCTGTACATCGATGTGCCAAGAAGAAACGAAAACGAGCTCGAACTATATGCCGCAGGGAGTCTCATCATCTCCATATATGCCTGCCCGAATTTTAATCCATCTCTGGTAGGCAACCCCCTGACCTCAGCATCTCCGGTTATCTGCACGTATGCTGCCCTTATCCCTTCAAATGCTTTTATGCCCTTAAATTTTTCATCAACCTGGACGCCAAGAAGGAGATCGCAGGCGGCCTGCATTTTCTCTGGCTCCTCGTTACACATTCTTATCTGGCCAGATCCGGTTACGCCTCCGCTTCCTGTCAGCTTATCGACATATTCCTTTTCCTCCTTGATAGCCGCTTGCAGCGCTGCCGGTTCAAACATTTTACCGTCAAATTGCTTTTGAATTCTCTGAACAGCCAGCAGGGGGAGGCCGCATTCCTTAAGTTCGTCTTTCAGAATAACAGATGCCGCAGCAATGCGGGTCTGTTCGAGGAGCGCCTTGATCTCATCAGAACCTGAATCGGATTTTGATGAGACAACCGGTGCAGCGGACAGCAATGAGATGACCTCATCTTCCGTGATTGTTTCGAGAGTACCCGCATCAACAAGCTTCTGATACTCGTCGGGCCGTGCCGCCTGTAAGGCAGCCAAAAGTTTTTTTATCATGTGTTCCTCCTTTTTTGGGCCTGCCTGTGCGGCTGCGGCCATTCGTATGAATCTACCCCCTCCGATGGGGTTATACACAACATCGACACTATCAACCCCGGCTATGACCTCAACGGTCTTTTTGCCTTTCGGTACATAACCGACTACATCATGAGACAAGCCGATCAAATCCTGTTTGCCACGTGCAAACGAATCAATCAATGCATCACGCAGCCATGCAGCGGTTTTTATTATATTCAAACTGCCCTCAAGACCGGTTGCATTCGGTTTGACATCGGAAAGCCACCCCACGAGATCCCGAACAGATTTCCCCATAGGATTTTTCGGGTTGTCATGCTGCCCCTGCGACAGAGCAAAAACCTTCGCACCTTCATAGAGATTTGCGGCAGCATGCAGTACCGCAAGAGGATAATCGAACAGCCCGGCTTTATCCAGTCCTGCTTCGATGATCTGGACCTGCCACTTAAAACCTTTTTCGGCATCAGGAGTGTCATCAGAATCAGATGCAGCAAGCAGACGGGCAGCAGCATTCACTCGCACATAATCCACCTGTCGCCGTACCTTTGCCATGTCCCCGGTTACAACCTTGCCGTTTTCATCGATAGTGTAGGGCACCTCGAACAAAGCCCCGGTCCCGTCGGATATAATGCAGTGATCGATATAAATATCAACCATATCACCCCTTGAATCCGGAAAGGCCGCAGTAAACGCATCACAAAGCGCTTTCCGTATCTCGCTGAAGCTCAGCATTAGTTAACCCTCCTTTGCCGGCTCTTTCGCCGGGTTTTTCGGAATGTCATATTTTTTTCCATCCTTTGTTACGACATGAAACGAATCCCCATCGTCCCTCTGGCTAAGAATATCGTCGAGAACAAGGGGACGCACTACGGGTATAAGTTTTATTTTTTTTGCCCCGTCATCACCTGCAACCTCTTTCCTTTCTGATGTCCTAAACTTCAATCCCTCTAACTGTTTTTGCTGTACATTGGCCATGTTTGTTACCTCCTTATTTTGATTCTTGACAAATCTTCCATCTGTGCTAAACTATTATTGAAAGCTTCTTTGACACGGTGAATCCTCCAGCCGTACCGTCTGCTCCCGGCAGATTGGAGTTGAAGGGAAACGGAGGTCCTTCCAGAGAAGCTTTTAATATTTTTAAAGTACATTTTTTATTAGTCTTCCTTTCTTCATCTCGTTTATAATGTCTTTTTCGTTAGTAAATCTGAAGGATGTCAGATAAAGCTCGTTTTTCATGTGAACCGCTTTCACCACTGCAAAATAATCTTTCTCTCCCCGTTCAATAAAAACAAGGTTGCGTTTTTCCTTCTCAATCACTATTTGTGAATTATTAATAATGTCCGGGATATGTCTGTAATCGCGAATGGTCAAGTCCGGATGGTTCTTTTTATTTTTCGACAATGTTTCGTTGCTGAGCATTACTATATCTGATTTTGCAGTTAGCTCCTTTTGTAAATTATTGTCCAATGTTGCTACCGGGAAATTTCCCGTCCTTTTCCCATGATAAAAGTCTCTAAACTCCTGAGTCTTCAGGCCTTGCCGGACAAAATTATCAACAGCCTCATATCTGGTTGTTCCGTATGACACAAACCCGGCATCTTTCAGTTCATCATTCCAACTCGCATGATACGGCACATGATCACACCCGCAATGGATTACCTCGCTTATCGGCGCATTCGGATGCCTGGGGTGCATTATTGATAATCCGCCTACTTTGAACGGCTGATCTACCGGCACATGCTGCCCGTGTGCCATGACATGGGATATACGGGGCATGTGCGGATGCCCGGCGTGTATCCACTGTTTCTCGAGACCGTCTACATATGCAGCGGCCTCTGTCATACGAAATTGTGTCGCCGCTGAAAATATTCTGCCCATTTCGGTTTGTGTTATTGTCTCTGCACGCAAGGCAATATTACCAAACTTACCGGAATCAATAGTCATGCCTATCGCCTTTGCCACTTCTTGTGGAGTTTTTGCGCCGAGCATCCCCAGGGTAATTTCTCCCTTGATACCATGCCAGGCATCCCCGAACATCTTTTCAAGATATCCGTTTGAGTAATCCTTTAAAACATCAAGCGCACCGGTCGATATCCGGAAACCTCCGGCAGATAATTCGACGGCCCTGAATGCGGCATCCACGAGCCCAACTCCCTTGCCCCATGCGCTATTCAGCAACCCTGACAGCTCGGCCGTTGCCTTACTCTCATATTCAGCCATCTTGTCTTCCAGGGTATTCAGCAGGTTTTTAAGGTAATAACTATCCCACGATCCGAGGGCGGCCCGGCCTAATTCGTTCATTGTCTGCCCGTGCAGGTCTTTCATAATATTCAACATGGCCTCACGTCCGTCGGCAATGTTCATATCTTTATCTTTTAGCCGGCGCTTTATCTCGTCCGTCACTTTCACCTTGCGCCTACCTTGTTGTCCTTCCCAAATCGCCGTTGACATAGTTATAACAGGTGTCAATGAAAACACACGGCCTCTTGCCCTCATTTGTTTTTAAAAACGCCCACAGCGCAATATTCATTTTAATCGGCATTTGCCACCTTCAAGTCCGGTTTACCTTTTTTATAATCTTCATATCCTCTGCTCGATTCTTGTTTTTCCAGGTTGTCTTTTATCTCTTCAAAATTCATATCAACGCCCGTAAATGCCACAACGCTTGCAAATATCTTTCGGGCCGTGTCCTTATCAACCCAGCCTTGAACTTCTGCACTCACCAGTGCAGTTCCTATCTGCTGAGCCGCTGTGCTCATTTTTGCAATATCTTTTGTGCCCATTTCCGGTGTCATTATCGTAAACACAGCATCTTCATCACTTACCCTGAGATACCGTGCCTCTCGTGCCCGCCTGATTGCGTAACCGAGCATGTCCTCGAGGATGTATTTAACGTTAAGTTGTTTCTGACTCATGACCTTTAGCGCCGGCTGATCCATTTCAGATGCCGTTGCCCTGTTGACATCCCCGCCGCCGCCGAACCAATGTTCCGGAAACCCCCATCTCCCCAGTATATGATTTCTGAAGAGCCTTGCCCCCTCTGCTGCATCGGCAGATTTGAGATCAGGCGTTATTGCATTTAAAGATACTTTCTCGTTATGTCCGAATACAGATCCTGATTTTTTGCTGAAATTATTTAATTGTTCCTGAATGGCCGAATTATCACCACCTTCGACCTTCATATCCCACACAAACGAATTAAACTGGGGCCATTTATCGCTATAATCAAATAAAAACTGTTCATATACATCGAGCCAATCAGCGACAGATAGATATGAGGATCTGCCCCTCGGCGAATTGGTCACGTTGTTGAGAGACCAATAAAAACACTCTCCATCCGTAAACTGTTCTCTCAGCCATTTTGCTTTGGGAGATAATAAGAAATCGGCATCATCGGGAAGAATGGTCATATATTTTTTCGGATCGCTCGTT